AAGTAAGTCGCGCAACGGAGCGTTGATCCCATGTTTGAATTACTTTTGTATTCATCACTCACCTGCCAACAAGCTGATACAATCATGCTTAAAATGAAAGCAAATGAGGATCTCTCACATGCTTTTAAGGTAGAGTTGATAGAGACCGTAAAGGAATCTGTCCCTGAGTGTTATTGGGACGCACACGATTGAAGGAACGGGGATTAAAAACCCTAACTTCGGAGACGAACTCATGAACACACTTAACCTCATTCGCAAGCAAATTCACAAGGCATCTGCCTTGCATAACGCACAGATTACTCACACCACATATCGCGGTGTAAAGTATGACACACGTTGTGTGGAAAGCAAAGAGTCTCACGGGACTTTCTGCTACCGTGGAAAGACCTACAGCAAGTGACCTAAGTAAGAGGGGGTAACCCCTCTTTTTTATTATACTTTTATATGAAACTATTAACGTTAGATGATTACAAGAAAGCAGGAGATACTTTCTGGGAAAAGTATTGGTATGTTGCTAAAGAGTTAGGCGGTGATGCTAAGACCGAAGACATCCTCAAAGTAATGGAGTCTCTGGGTGCTGTTGCACTTAAGTTGAGACTAGAAGAAGATAAAGTTTCGCCGTTTGGATTCAAGAAGGAGACTGAAGAAGATGTCATTGAATAAGATCGACACACAGGGCATGAGTCTCCCTGGCAAATCAAAGAAACCTAGTAGTTATGCACCTATGCCTGTCAAGGTAAGGACAATCTTTACAGCAGAAGAACGTATTGAGTTGAAGCAAATTATTCATGAAGCACTTGATGAGAGGATACCTAAGTGAAACCACAGAGTGCGAAAGCAAAGGGTAGAAACTTCCAGAAGTGGGTGAGAGACATGCTCATTGAGCATAGGGATGTCCACCCTGAAGACATTGAGTCTCGCAGCATGGGTGCTGGTGGAGAAGATCTCATCATGGCACGAGATGCTAGGAAGAAATTTCCTTTTAGTATCGAGTGTAAAAATGTAGAGAAGTTGAATGTGTATGATGCTTACGATCAGGCATGTGCTAACTCTGGAAATTACGAACCCATCCTCTTCATGAAAAAGAATAGGAAGCAAGCACTCGTGGTAGTGGATGCCGAATGGTTTATCAAACACTTTGGGGTTGACAGTCAACCTATTGAGCATATATAATTAGCAAGTTAAGGGAAGTGGAGACCTACCATGGAAAATCAATTTCTTGAGGAGATTGATGAGATTAATTACACAATCGAATTTCTAGTAGACCAACTACATGAAGCCTTAGCAGCAGGAGATCTCCTACGAGGTGAAGTCCTTGCAGACAAGATCAAACAATACTCTGAAGCATCTAAATGATTCATTCTTTATTCTCAGTTCCGATTGCACACTATGAAATACAGAATTGGAAACAGAATAAAGAAAAGATCATGAGTGCTCTGCCTATCTTTGGGCAAGAGCATTTAGATTCTAATGGTGAGCAATACACAGACTTCTTTCATCAGGCAGAGTGGGAGTTGCCACCTTACGCTGATACGGTAATTGATATTATCGAGCCATACATTGCTGAGTTTACTGAGCGTAGACGCACCGAGTTTACTGACATGTGGTGTCAAACATCATACAAAGGTCAGAAGCACGGTCTACACAATCATGGACACAGTGGATGGTCAGCAGTAATGTATGTGGACTTTGATCCACAACTCCATCAAGCCACGCAATTCATTTCACCTTTCAATAATCCTTGGAGCGGTAGGTTACAGTCCTTCGTCCCACCTGTTAAAGAAGGTGACATGGTTATTTTTCCAGCAACCATTGCACATGAGGCACTACCCAATGAGTCAGACAGACCACGCACCATCGTTTCGTTTAACCTACGAGGCAAAGTTGACAAGGTTAAGAGGACTATGTGGGAGGGTGACCCAATCGTTCGTGTAAATGCTTAAGGTCCAGTAGCTCAGTGGAATAGAGCAACTGCCTTCTAAGCAGTCGGTCGATGGTTCGAATCCATCCTGGATCGTTGCACCCTAGGGTGCATGTTGGAAAACCGAATAGGAGTCAGTCATGACTGTTAGAGATCGCTTTGCAGATTCTATGCAAATTCTGAAGGAGACTGTCAATGGTAACATTGCCCTTGACACAGAGTATCCTCCCCTCTTCTCAGCACTCTGTCGCTTTTACAGTGACAAGAGCGCACGTCACGTCCACTTTTGGGGACTGGATGTTGAGGAGGACTATACGATTCTCATTGATAACATGATTGCCGATGGCGTCTTGGAAATGACCTAAACTTTACCCTGGTCGGGATACTTATGCTTAAAGAAGAAATCACAATTTATAAAGGTAACGTCTGCACCCCACTTGATGATGAGTGTACTGATTTTATATGGGGTAATTTTATTGATGAATCCGTTGTGACGGGACTTGAAGATTTCTGGCATAATCAAACCATCTTGAATTACCATGAAGGTCGCGTGATGAGGCAGGGTGAAATTGAAGTAGACAAGGAGTATAAACACTCTACTGATCTACATGTTCCATTTCAACTTAACTGCCCTCAAGTGCAAAACTATATGAAGGCACTTCAAGATGTCCTAAATCAGTATATTGTGAGGTTTCCTTTCGCAGAGACCTCACGATTTCAAGTAGTGGAGCCACTGTCTATGCAGTGGTATCCTAAAGGTGGTGGATTCAAGCAGTGGCATACCGAAAGGTCTAACTCTCTGCCTGGAAACGCTCACCGACATTTAGTCTTCATGACATATCTAAATGATGTCCCTGATGGTGGCACTGAATGGTATCACCAACAGAAGTATGTCCCAGCGCAGCGTGGATACACTGTGATCTGGCCAGCAGATTGGACATTCCACCATCGTGGTAGGGTGTCTGATACAGCAGAGAAGATGATCATTACAGGTTGGTTTAATTTTACCTAAGGAGATACATGGAGACACAGGACGACAAATGGAATAGAGGACTGGACATTTTCATAGAGAGTGTGCTAGAACCTGATCCTAAACTGAGGGCATGTGCTCATTCCCAGAAATGTTACCACGAACTGTTGTGGATCCGTGAGGATGTGCTATCATATTTGAAGACACTCAGACGACCATGAATGATCTTGATCCGCAGTCAGTCGCAACGACCAAGACTACTGTGATTCACGAGAGGTTTCCCTATCGCTATGTGCAGAAGGGTCACATTCAATTGAATGGCAAACCTGATTTTCGTTTGCAAAAAGCAAACGAGTATACAAAGAAGTATACTGACATCTATCTCTTTGATAATGGTGATCAGTTGCTCCTTGCTATTGAAGACTTTGAGTATGCCAAATGGTTAGACCCTGCTGGTGTGCCTTGCTATGTAAAAGAAAATGTTTCTAGACCTGTTTCCCACTAGGATATACCTTGGGAAGGTATTCAATTATGATGAGATCCAAAGTGATCTCTCTGATGTTGAGGCGAGTATTGAATGGGAAAACCTATGGGATACCCATTACATCTCTGACAAATCATTTACCGAGACCATTATACCTGATAGTCTTGGCAGAGAGATTGCAGATCACATCATGAACTACTCAGGACGTGATGATTTTTGTATCACTGCATCATGGATGACTAGGTTAGAGCCTGGTCAGTATGCTATTGCACACCAGCATGGTCACTCTGACATGTCTGGTGTATACTATTACAAGACTAATGGAGAAGAGGGTAACCTCTACTTCATGAATCCTGCACTAGCAGCAACCACTAGCGTTTGGTCTCAAGCAGAAAACTGTCATGACATACAACCTATTCAGGGTAGTATGTTATTGTTTCCTGGATACCTCATGCATGGTATCAAAACAAATACTTCAGACCATGATCGACTAAGTTTATCATTCAACGTTGTATTCCAACGGTGAAGAAGTTAGTCGATATATGGAAGTATTCCCTAGGGTCATTCTCTGATGACAAGACAGGACCCTATGACAATTACATTGCAGGTATTCGTACCTGCATTTTTGTATCCTATCTTGTCACCAATTGTTTTATCGTCAGCGGAGTTATCCGTCACTGGAATTATGAAAGCAGAATTGACAGCAGCAACAGAGGCACTCAAGAAAGCACTGCACAGTGCGATCGATGACCCTAACTTCAATCGCAGTCACCTGAGTGAGCTGTGGCGTCACTACAATGGTCTACAGACCATCACTGAGCAGTGTGCTGAGGACGTGCCACAGATCGAATTCCCTAGCAGTCCGATCTATCTCAACGATAACTATGACTTCCAGAACATTGAGAGCAGTGACACGATCTCCTTCAGTGGGGACACCTTTGCAGCACAACCAGTAGACCTCGGTGGGGTGATCGGTGGACAGGATGTCATCACATTTTCTTAAGGGGGCTTGACAAATATTGTAAAGTTATATATAGTTACAAGAAGTAACATACCTTAACAAATGACTGTTACAATCGAAGACGGTGGTCGCACCAACATGTATGCCACCGAGCCCCAAATGTACATCGACCCTAAAGTGGAGAAAGCAATGCAATCTGAAGTATACGAGACTCACAATGAGTCCGCAGAGAAACTCAACGGACGCCTAGCAATGCTTGGCATCGTCTCTGCCTTCCTGTCCTATGCCTTCACTGGCAAACTCTTCTTCGGAGTGTGGTGAAAT